TTACAATTTGATAACCTGTTCCAGTGTCTTCAAAAAAGATTCCATTGTTTGCATCAAAAGTTCCAACACGTTGTTCTAATCCAGATTCTTGTGCATTCATTACAAATGTATTAAATATAAATAATGATTTGCCAGGTTGGTAAGACATCACTCTTTTTGATTGTCTTATGACTTTATCACCACTTGCTGTGGTTACATTTAAATTAACTGTAGATTTATTTGATGTGTAAGTAACAGTTCCGTTATTAGTTAAAGCTTCATCAAAGAGATCATTTTTTGACATTACATTTGTACTATCAAAAATAGTAAATGGCTCGGATACTCTTAGTCTGCCAAACGCATCATAAGCGTTTGAGCCATCTCCACCACCAATAACGGTTGGTTCTACGTTGACATTATTACAACTCATCGACTAAAGTACCATGCCTCTGCTTCGGATTTGTTTTCAGAGTCTACTGGATAAGTAGAGTTTAATTGTTGTATAAGCGATTCCAAGATACGAATAAGTTCAAAGAAGTTACGAGGCTGATATTCTTGTCCTGGATCAGGAAATCTATTTAGGGTTATTTTGGCCATTATTGAGGTATACCACTTTTTATATGCAATTTAAATTCCTTTTCTTCTTCTTCAAAAACAGAGTCTTGAAGAGTATAATACATATATTTACCTGTTTCATTAACAAGTGTGGCTTCTTTTTGTAATTCAATATACTGAACTACCCATTCATTTGGGTGTTTAATTATTAAATAGATAAAACCAGGAGATAAAGTAACAGATGTCTTAGGAGCCATTCGCACATATTTTTTATCCTCATAACAAACATCCACTCCTTCTATATTTGTCTTTGTGTAGTTTTTGCTTTTAAAGTAATTTAATTGAGCGAGTACATCAGCACTCATGAAAAGGTATATACCAAAACAACTCTTATTCCCTTTTTAGGGTAATAATGACAATGAGGGGAGGAGTCAAAACAAATACCCCTATATTGTTCAGGTGGAATTTCTTCTATAATACTTTTACCTTTTCCATCAAATATAACAGTTTTAGAATCTTTATCATCACAATCATTCAGATATATTAAAAGCTGTTTATGTTCAAATTCATGGTCTCGATGAATAGGGCATGCTATAGCATTGTTTTTAAAAGTAAGATTCACACTGCAACGATGTATTTGACTATGTTGAATATTATTTTTGTTTGTAAACAACTCAAAAATTTTTAAAAATTGTGGGTAAAAAGTGGAAACAACTCTGCTTGTATTTTCATTATCATCTTCTGGTCTAGATACTACAAGATGATGTAAAAAAGAAATAGGTACAATATCATCTCCAGTTGTATGGCCTTGAATATAAAAAGGAAAATCATTCCCTAGTATTTGTTTATCTATAAATAACTTACTTTCTTCGTCTAAAAAATTGTTATCAATTATCATTAAAAAATATTTTTATCTCCTTCCATCAGGTTGTACTTCAAAACGAAGTGTACCTAATCTCCATGCAGTTCCTGTTGTATTAGAAACTAAGTTTGCAGTAAATGCTCTGCCTCTTCCTCGTAAATCTACTTTGTTTGTTGTAGAGGTAAAGCTAGTTGATTTTGATACCGGTGTTGTATCATTGGGGTATCTCATAAATTCAAAGTCTAAATTTAATACACCACTTTGATTCTGAACGTCAGGAATAAGTCTAGATACAAAAGCAAACTCATCACCTTGAGCAATCTGTACATCACCAGATTTAAGGTAAGCAGTCATGGCTTGTCCATCAGCATCGGTTCCTTGTTCTTGTAAATAAACTGTCGATGCACCATTGGTTAATCCTAAAATTGTTTCATTGTTTGCAGTTGCAGTAGAGTCGTAATAAGTAGCAATTGGATTATTAAATACTTCTCTATCAATCCAAGATGTTCTTCTTAAAGTTCCTGTCCACCATGTACCTTCATTATAGTTGTAAGCTACCACTGCATTAATTTGATCTGAGCCTGTTCTAGCATAGAACCATAAGACTTCGTTAAATTCACCATTATGCCCTGTAAAAGTATTCTCAGAAGCTGTTTGATTTAAGTTACTAAAGACAAACTGTTCTACTGTACAAGGTATTTTTTTAACCGAACCATCGAATAGATAGAAAGAGTCTTGTGACATCCAATAAGACACACCATTCAAATCGACTGCACCATGTTGTCCTATAATTCCACAGTTTTGACCTAATTGTCGTAGACCAAAAGTAAAAGGAGGACCGATGTATTGTAATGACTGTAGTGAAGTATCTGTCCAAACTAATATCTGACCTCTGGAGCGTTCGGCGGCAATGATCCGTGATCCGTCAGTAATGCGCAGTGAACCAGCAGTATTAATCGCAGTTGGATTGTATTCGTTTATATTCTCTTGGTCTGAGAATCTTAAATATAAATCATCTTGTGTAGCAGGATTACCAATGGTTGTTTCGGTACCTAATAAAATTAAATGTCTATCAGGTGTAGAAATTAAACTTAAACGAGAAGCAGTCGGTGCGTTAGCCACCGCAGTTGCTCTTGTAGATACACCAGCAGAAGTGTCCCAAATATAAGTACCACCATTTAAAACTGTAGCAATTAAGTCCTCTCCATAATTGTCCAGTGACCATTGACGAGCTTCTAGTGTTACATTAGAAGATGTTGAAGGATCTCCCCAGCCACCAGATCCCCATGTATCTGTACCAAAGCCATAAGCAGGAACAGAAAACTCAGGACCAATTTGTATTTGATAAGCTGCATTACCTGTTCCCCCACCTCCAGCAGTTGATCCTGAAGCAGTGGAAGTATGAGTAACTGTATAAGCAGAAGTATTAACTACTTCTGTAATCTCAAATTCTTGATTCATATCTAAACCATCAATAGTTGAGAATGAATCAAAGGTAACAAAATCTCCTGTAGCTGCACCATGACCAGAGTCAGTTACTAGAACTGTTGCAGTGCCATTGGTTGTAAAAGGATTGGTAAGAGCTTCTGTTGCTCTAATAGGTGTAATGTCTGTGACTAGACCCTCTGAATAAACATAAAGTTTTCTATCTGTACCAAACGCATCATAGCGTGTGCCATCTAAAGATACCCAAGCGTGTTGATCTCTCACCACACCCACAATGGTCGTGGAGACGAACTTCTCCCATCCTTTTATTTTTTGTGGCAATCCTTGAAAGAAGCGTACATTATCCGAGTCTACCCACTTGCCTTCGCCTGTGTAGTCGGTTACTTCTTTATTGATGCCTGGGGCTGGTCTAAAATTGGTTAGTGGCATGTAGGTAATATACTACAAATCTAACACTTTCCTACAAATTTTATGGAAAATCTACACATGTTGTCTTTATTAAAAGACATTCCACAGTGTAAATCGGATGCTTTTATTTCTATAACTCTCCCATGTAAGAAAGGAACTGAGGTCTCGCAGGTTTTATTATAAAACTCTCCTCCATAATCTTGAAAAATTATATCATCGGATAGCATATAAATATAGGCAAATTCATCATCCCCACCATCTGTGTGTAATCTACCATCCATTCCTTTAAATTGCAGATTACCACTTATTTCCGTCAAAGTTAATTTTCTATCAAATCTTTTTGTTATTTGTTTAAAAGCATCAATTAAATGAAAAGAAAATTTTTCTTCATAATAATGATATTTATAATTATCTATCCATCGTAAGAAAGAAATTCCTAAAAGAAGGTGTGAACCTTTAGTACCGAAAGGCCAAGTAACTCTATTTGCAACATTAGAGGCATCCCATTTGCATAGTCTTAATTTATGAGATAATTCATCCGAAAATCTTTTATCAAAAATGTCGTCTAAATATCTCATGTTTAAGGTTGAAAATTAAAAGCTATTGAAATTCTTTCGTGGTTTTCTTGTGAGCAAGGTTCAACTCGGTGAGGTATAGACCCCCAAAAAAATATAATTTCTTGGTTTTTAGGAGCATAAGCATAGTGATCAGAAAAAATACTAGGTATTAAATTTTCAAAAACAATGGGGCACTCATTACAACAAACTTTGTGATAATAAACACAAGAAAAAGAAAAAAAACTATTCCCATTTTTGTTTTGATGTATGTGAGAAACATTTTTAGAATAACCATTATTAATATTTAACCAAAAATTAATTAAATTTGGTTTATCCGATTGAAGTATTTCTCTAACTCCTGCACCAACTTCTTTAACTAATTCAGTGAAACCATAAGGAATATCATTACTTTGATATCCATTAACATTAGTAATAACCCTACCTTTATCTAAATTTTTTATACTATTTATATTTTCATCTATTTTAGATATGTCGCCAGTAAATTTACTAATAAAAATAGATCGTTTATCTAATATATGTTCTTGCATTTTTAATTTTCTTTTTTAGCAAATAAAGAAGCAACATGACCTTTAAAAGCTCTGTTACCAAAATGAGTTAATGGCATTGTGCAATCTGCCCATATATCTCCACCACATTCTTGCCATAATCTAGAAAAGTAATAGTCCTCTGATAAGTATCTTTTTTTACCATTGGTTTCATACGGACCCACAGCAAACAAATCATAACAATTATCCGAACTAAAATGTCTACCATTGATAATCTGATCGGAGACATATTTTCTTTCAGGAAACTTTTTAAACATAGTTCTAAAGACTTCTCGTTTAACCAACATCATTCCTGTTGCAGCTTCCGATACCTTACAAAAACCATTATCAAATTTTATGTTCTGTGTATCATCAAAATTCAAATTATATCCTAAACATTTTGCTTCTATCTCATCTTCATTAGCGTTTGGGTTTTGTGCTAGTATTTCCTTAACCTTTTCAAGATGAAGGTGTTTTCTAGGATAGATTCCACAAGCAACATCTTTATCAAAACAAAGTAATCGTTCTATGTTCTGAGCAGAGAATCCAATATCAGCATCAATAAATAAAAGATGTGTTGCCACATAATCTGTTTGATCCATCATCATAGAAACTAAAGTATTACGAGCTCTTGTTATGAGACTTTCATTACCCATAGATTGAACTCTCATTCCAACTCCACGAGCCATACACCATTGTTGTAAATTTAATAATCCATGACAGGTGTTCTCTGTTAACATTCCGCCATACATTGGCATTCCTAAGAATATTTTAAAATTCTTATCTTTCAGTTCTTCTGGTTTTATCATTTAAAATATGGCCCTACCAACCAAGTTACAAGTGAACGTCTAATTCCTGATGTTATTGGTTCAACACCATGAAGTATAAAAGAAGGAAAAATAATTACGTCTCCTGGTTCTAGTTCAGGGTATATTTTTTCTTTTCCGTATTGAAAATATAACTGCCCACCTTCAAAATCATTATTCAAAACTGTGATGACTGTTAATTTTCTTGTTTCATTAAAATTAAACTCTTCCATTATCGTATCTAGGTGAGCACTAAAATGTCCTGATCTATCGTACCTTAAAAATTCTGCTTGATTTGAATGTGTAATATCAAAGTTCCAAAATTGTTTATTACAGTTCAAACCTATTCCTGTTAAGGTAGCAGCAACTCCTCTTGTAATATCTAATTGAATTTTTTTACAATCTCTTATGTTAGTATTTTTTACATTTCCAACTAATAAAGCATCTGTGGATAAGTCCATACTAGACTCAAATTCATTTATTAAGTTATTTAAAGATTTTTTAGATAATCCTTGTTTTAGAATTTTAAAATGTGCGTTTAATGTTTCTTGATGATGAGCTAATTTTTTTCTTTTGTCATATTTCCATTCTCTATTAGGTCCTTCAGCATTGACATAGTGGATAAAAACTTGAGCTTGCCATTCTCCTTCAGTATATCTTTCCCTCCAATGATATATTTCACAGCCTTTATAGACAACAGCGTCTCCCACTTGCATATCTACTTTTTGACAATTTTGTTTTTGAAGATCATAGCCCATATAAATAGGCCATTGATTTCCAAAGAACCCTAAAGTAATTGTTGCACTTATTTCACAAGAGGGCCTGTCTTGATGTATTTTTAATTCATCCCCAGGTGCATACCACCGAGCATAAGCATAAGTTGGATGTAATTTTTTTCCTACTACAGACTCAATATGTGGAGTTAATTGTTCTAGTAAGGAATCAAAAAGAGGAGTGTGCCCTAAAGAATGGGATAAAGGACATTGCTTATCTTTAGTTGTTTGTCCTTGATCAATTAAATTTCTAAACTGTTCCACATAACTATTACAATCTTCTTGGTGTAAAAAATTTGGAAGATGTACATAACCTTTTTGGTTAAAAGTCTCAGTTCTAGAAATCATTTCTCTAGAATTAATTTATCCTTTTTAATTGGGAAATCAAGAAGGTTTGTCTGCGTTTGTGATAGGCTTTATTGTGTTATCAGAACTGTCGTAATAATAGCCATTTACAGTCACAGTGCTATTGCACTCTACCCAAAATAAAGGCGCAGCAATTTGAAACTCTGATTCCTCTATTTGACAAATTCTTTGACTATTTTCAATATCTGAAAGATTAGCTTGATAGCCCACTGTAATATCCTCTGGATATATAGTGGTCCAACTTGAAATATACTGTACCTTCTCATTCGGTGATATTAAAGCTTTTGGCATTAGAAATACTCCTCAACAATAACTATACCAGGTGCTCCTGGACCAGGAGCATAAGGTGTTTGTTGTCCTCCAAATCCACCTGCTCCACCACCACCTCTGCCGAAGCCTGTGGTAGTACCACCAGTTGATGGATGGGCAGCAGTACCACCTACACCATATTGATAGGCATTTCCAGAGGCATCTCCTGAATGGTTATAATCTCCACCAGAACCTGATCCACCACCACCAGGATTACCACTAGCATCTGGATTACCTGGATTACCTGAACTACCTGCTGTAGCGCTTAAAAATCCTCCGAAACTATTTGTTCCTCCACCAGCAGTTACTGAAACAGGGCCTGTTACTGTTGCAGGGTATAAAGTTTCTTGTGCATAGCCCCCGCCACCACCGTGGCCACCCTGTCTACCTGCTCCTGGGTTTGTTGATCCACCTACTCCACCACTTCCACCCGCACCGACAACAGTTACTCGAATAGCAACTAGGCCAGCAGGAGGACTATAAGTAGCAGGACTTGTATAATAAATTGCATTTGTGTTTCCACCACCACCTGCGTCTCCAAATTCAAGAGCAGTTCCACCACTATTTACTTTTAAAACTTGATCAGCAGAGCCAATAGCAGTCAATCCTGTACCACCTTTTGCTGTAGACACGGTATCTAATCTATCGTTTGATAGTGTTCCTGAAGAGACATTACTTGCATTTAAATTTGTTAAATTAGCTCCACTTGAACTTGGAAGTGTTGCAGGAAATCTAGCATCAGGTAAAGTTCCTGAAGAGACATTACTTGCATTTAAATTTGTTAAATTTGCACCTGAAGTAGTTGGAAGTGTTGCAGGAAATCTAGCATCAGGTAAAGTTCCTGAAGAAACATTAGAAGCGTTTAAAGCAGAAGCGCCTGAAGCGTTTCCTGTAAATACACCACCACTCACTAAGGATAGGTTTCCTAAAGAACCTGAGAATAAATCTTTTATTTCGTTGTTTGCATTGTTGTACATAATAGTGTGAGCACCTTGAGTAATTGCTACACCATTAGCTGCATGACCTGTAGGAGCGATTGTTAGAGTATAAGCTCCTGAAGTATTGTTAAAGAAGATATAGTTGTTTTCAACGGCAGGGATGAATACATAGATATTTCCTGTTAAAGCACCTGAGAACTCAATTACTTTGTTAGAAGATTCAGCATCAGGATCAGCGTTAGCTGTTGTTAGTGTGACGTTAGCTGAACCAGCAACAGATTTTGATAAATAGCCTGCTGAAAAAGCATCTAATGTTTGTAAGTTTGTATTAGTATTATTTCCCCATGTATTGGCGTTAGCGCCTGTTTCCATGAGTTCTAGTTTGAGTCTATCTGAATATGTGCTTGCCATGTTTTAAACCTCTTTAAAATATATATTTTTTGTTATTCCAAGCAACATTTTTTTATGCCACTTTTGTCCATGTATTTGTTACGTTTGTATTAACAGAATTCCATGTATCACTAACTCCTGGTACTACATTTGCCCAAGGGGTTGATCTCATATTACCTGCTACAATATATAATGCAACACCTGTTGGAGTGACTAAAGCATTTCCTGATATTACTTCTGTTCCTTCAGAGAACTGCATTGATACACCTGTTAAGGTATATATTGTTTCTTGGCTTAGTGTTCCTGTATTAGATGAGATTTCAATTCCTGTTACTTCCTCAATATGAGAAGCAACAATTTCCACTTCCCCTGTTCCAAAAGAAGCAGAAACACCTGTGACATCTACATTAGCATCAGCAGCAATTACTTCTGTTCCTTCTGTAAATCCTGCGCTTAAACCTGTTGGAAGAACTAAAGCATCACCGACAATCGTTGGTCTTTCACTGTAAACTTGAGCATAAACACCTACGGGATTATGGTTTGCAGTAGCAGTGACGTCATAGACGCCAATATCAACTTGTGAGGAAACTCCTGTTGGAAGAACTAAAGCACTACCTATTTGAGAAGTAGTTCCCTCTGTAAAGTTTATTTCTAATCCTGTGACAGCAACATTTGCATCAACATAATTAACGCCCCAAGATAAAGAACCCCAGGTGCTTCTTCCCCAACCAGCATCCACGGATCCTGTTGCAGTAGCAGTTCCGTCATCGAACTGCATTTGAATTCCTGTAACAGAAATAACTTGATCGGTAATGGTATTAACGGAAGAAATTTCAGTATTAGATTGAACACCTGTTAAAGGATAAACAACTTCTGCTTCACCTATGGCAGTGCCTAATGCTGTAGAAGATTCTAATCCTGTTAGTTGAACGACTGCGTTTGCAGTAATAGATATTGTGCCAACACTTGTATTCGATTGGATACCTGTAACTGAGACAGGTATATATTCACCAAAGGCTCCTTCTCCGTAGGTACCTCTCCCCCAACCTTCGAGTGCTGCCATGGTAAGGACTCCCTAGGATTAGGAAATCCTTAGAATAGCGCTAGATGCATCGTTTGTTGGGAACTGAATTGTGAATGTTCCGTTTGTAGATGTTTTAACTCCGCCAAAGTCTAACACACAAATTGAAGCATTTACATTCGCTGATGATGTGTTGTAAATTAAAGCTGCTTGAGCTGAGATTGTTGCACTAGTGAATGATAAATCATCAAAGTCTACAAAAGCTGTTGATGCTGTTGCGTTAGTTTTGGTTAAGCTGACGTTTGCATTTTGTAAAGTGCCTCCGCCTGCTGCGTATGTGCCTGATGCTCCCACCTCGTTTGTGGCTGCATAGGCTGATGTGTTAGCATCCAAAGTTGCAGAACTTGTATAGAGAGCGAGATTGATTGTATCACTTGATATATCATGATCGCCATCTAACAACTGCTGTTTGAATGTTGCACAA